TGCGGCTGTTGTGGCTTGTAGGATGATCTATAACATAGGTTACGCTATGGGGCAGGTGGCAGGCTTATGATCAGAGATTTTACCGTAGCAACTACTGCAATATTTATTGGAACATACGTAGCTATTATGGCTGCTGTAGTCACAGTAGGGGTGTTGAGATGAGCGAAAAACGTCTTATAAAAACAAACAAACTCTGCCTTGCGAACGGTGATGAGTTCGACAAAACAGAGTTTGAAGTGGATACCGATGTACTATCTGGATTTATTAAGGTCAAAACGGAAGGTAAAACAATTTATGTTAATCCAGAGTTCATCATATCCTTTGAAGAAAGTAACTTGTCCAGAGTTATTTCTTCTTGCCGGTAGTTTTAGTCTGAGAAAGCGCACTTCCAGCTACAGACTTAGATGTTTTGCTGTAGTTATCGTTTTTCAATATCTTGGATGCTTTGCTTGCTACAGATTTAGATGTTTGCTTTGTGTTTGGCATCACAAACCCTCCTTTCTACATAATATTCTTAAGATAGTTGAGAACGATAAAATGGAAAACAAAATATACGTTCACACTATATGTAGTAATTATACCACAACGATAGGAGTAGTCAAGATGAACAAAATTAAACAAATTCGTGAACAAAAAGGTTTGTCAAGATATCAAGTAGCTAAAGTCAGTGGTGTTTGGTATAAAAATCTAATTGATATTGAAAATGGTAAAGATGTGACATTATCCACGCTCAGGAAAATTGCAGCAGCAATGAACTGTGAAGTATCTGATTTAGTTTAGGAGGAGTGATTATGAGAAAGCAAAAGAAAAAGAGCTACCAACGGTGCAACGTTGATAGCTCAGGGTGGACATGTAAATTTTACGAAGTTTAGCGTCCACCTTCATTTTAGCAAAAGAATTGGAGGATTGCAAGTATGGATAAATTTGACGATTTAGTATATTCGCTGCGATATGAAGCAGAATCTATTTTAGAGAATCTGAAAGAAATGGATGATCTAGATGGGGATGAAGCCAAAGTCAGCGTGCTTCTAAAGTGGATTCATAACAGCGCAAATACTATCGAAAATAAAATAGAAGACTGGAGGTCTGACCAATGTTGAAGAGTGAACAGATTAACGAGCTTGCTGCCGCTTTGGCAAAGGCACAAGGGCAGATTGAAGGAGCAAAGAAAAGCAGCAGTAATCCGTTTTTCAAAAGTAAATATGCAGACCTGGCTGAGTGTTGGAACACGTGCAGAGAGGCTTTAACTGCAAATGGAATATCAGTTATCCAGATGCCGGAAGAAATCAATGAGAACGGAAGACTGAACATTACAACGATGCTTGCACATTCAAGCGGGCAGTATATATCCAGCACTCTAACAATGACTGTAACTAAATTAGATCCGCAAGCTATTGGCAGTGCAATCACTTACGGCAGGAGATATGCTCTTGCTGCTATGGTTGGACTGGCTCAGGAAGACGATGACGGAGAAAAAGCAATGGCAAGACCGAAAGATAAAAAATCTGCAGAAAGTCCGATTAATATTACATCCGTTAGTGAGAACGGTGCAGTAAGGTTTATTAACGGAGTACAGTGCCAAATTCAGGATAGAAACGGTGATTGGCATGATATTGAGTTTTTGAAAATTGAAGTACTGGAAAAGCTCTTAAACGATGATAAATATGTGAATGCTCATGAGGCTATAAGAGCAGCGATAAACGCTAAGGCTGTAGGCACAAAATGAAGCTGACAGTTAAAGGGTTACAGATGTTGAAAGGGATAGGGCACATAAATTTAGTAGTACCTGTCCCTTTATCAGAGGAAGAAGAAATCAATAAAATCGATCCTGAAAAGCAGTATGTTGTAGAGGTCAAGCAATGGCGTAAAGGGCGTTCTAACGATGCTAATAAATACGCTTGGGTATTATGTCAAAAGATAGCAGAAAAGCTGTCAGAAGAGAGCTTTCACAGCAAGGAAGATGTTTACAGGAAGGCAATCAGGGAATGTGGTTACGGCAGAATATGGCCAGTGCCAACTGACGCTGTAAACAGAACTATTGAAATTTGGCAAAGTAATGGTGTCGGCTGGATAGCTGAATTGGTTGGAGAGTGTCATAACATTAAAGGCTATAGCAATGTAAGAGTATATTATGGCAGCAGCGCTTATGACACGAAAGAGATGAGCCGATTTATAGATTGTTTAGTATCTATGGCAAAAGAGATTGGTGTAGAGACCAGGCCGCAGGAAGAATTAGATGACCTAATCAGGGAGTGGGGCGTTAAAGATGATTCCAAAAATAAAGAGGATAAGACTTAAAGGTAAAGCTCTCAGCAAGCTTTGTGAGGAGGTATATAACCGTGACAACGGGTTATGTGTATATTGCTCTCACTATGTTGAGCCTGGAGTTAAGCCACACCATGAGCCTTTAAAATCACAGGGCGGACAGGACAGGCTTGAAGATATGGCAATGCTTTGTAATGACTGCCATTCCCTGCGGCATAATTCCGTTAAGGGCATCGTTATTGGTCAAAAGGTAAGGTCGTATTTATCTGCAAAATATGACCGCCAGGAGTAGGAAATTATGAATACAGGGTTTATTGCTTTACATCGAAAATTGTTAGATAGTCCGATTTGGCAGGTTACGACAGTTGAGCAAAAAGTAATTTTAATTACACTGCTTTTAATGGCAAATCATAGTGAGAAAAAGTGGTACTGGCAGGGTGAAGAATTCATTTGCCAACCGGGACAATTTATAACCAGCTTGCCTAATATCGTAAAAGCTTGTGGAAATGGGCTAACAGTCCAAAATGTAAGGACTGCGTTAAAAAAGTTTGAAAACATGAATTTTTTAACAGACCAATCAACAAAGACTGGAAGGCTGATAACCATAGTAAATTGGCAGGTTTATCAAGGGAAAAGAGATGTCGATAACAGACAACCTAACAGTCAGCTAACAGAGAGCCAACAGACACCTAACAGACAACCTAACAGTCAGCTAACATCTAACAATAATGATAATAATATAACAATGATAAACAATGATAATAATAACGCGTGCGAGCAAACCCAAAAACCAATCGAGGTTAACGAAAAAGAAAAAGGCTTTGAGTTATTTTGGGAATTGTATCCGTCGAAACGGAAAAAGCCTGTTGCAAGAATAGCATGGATGAATATGCGTGTACACTCGGAAGAACAGTATGCGTTGATTAATACTGCTGTTGAGCGATACAAAAAAACTAATCAGTGGCAGGAAGAAAACGGCAGGTACATACCTGATCCTGATACTTTCCTGCAGGATGAACGCTGGACGGATGAAATCAAATTGCCGGAAGCAGTGCAAGCTGCTGACAAGGAAGCCCAAGAGAAAGCCGAATGGATAGCAAAGAACAAGGAGCGCTGGGCAGCGATACCTCCGGAGAAAAGAAAGTACAGGCTGGCTTGTTTTATGGGGCTGGACTGGGAAGAAGTGAGGGATATGCCGTATGTTGGAACTTAGAGAGATAACGGCAGCTTATGAAGTGTGGCAGGCGGCGGGACTAAAGCCGAACTGGGTAAGCGAAGATGCAAAAAAAGCTATCGAAAGGCAAACCCTGGAGCGGTATAAATACACAGACATTGAGATGTGGGGCGATACTGTTGATTATATCGCTGATAATAATAAATATTGGCCAACATGGGCAGATATTAATAACACCTTATCAATCCTACGGCAAAATAAAATTCGCGAAGAAAAGAAAGCTATTGAGCGTAATTCTAAAGCGGCGAATGAGTTTGTGAAGAAGCTATTTGCTGACCTTGATGCTGGTAAAACATTTGGCGAACTACGGCAGCCAATAAGCGATAAGGTTAGAGCTGCAGCAAAGAGGATTTTTCCTGATGCCGACGATAGCTTTATAAAGCGTAATTGCAGCGATATCAGCTTTATCGCAGACGTCGAACGAAAATGCGCTGAATGTATTAACACTGTTGATTGCCCATACAGCGGACATCAACCGTTTTTGAGAGTAGACAAAGAAAGCGGATTTACTTATGTGGTTGCTGATCGTGAACGGTGTTATAAATATCACCCGTTAGTGCCAGATGTAACACCTAAACAGTCAACACGTCGTCAAGGTGATTTAACTAAAGTTTGATTATAAGGCGCAAGGTAACGATGAAAAAGAAACTTTCGGAAAAAGATGCACCTAAGTTTATTGTTGTCAAAGAATGTGGGAAGAAAGTAATTTATGAACAGTTAGAAATAAAATACCCCCCAAATTCTAAAGAACAGGAAGAAGCAGATATACACCGATAGATTCATTTTAGTTAAAACGGCTGCCCAGCTACTGCCTCGGCACTATATACAAGCAATGTGGCGCAAAAGGGAAGTATACCTGTGGAATGGCCTTACCACAGGGGGCAGCCTTTTAAATATAAGGAGTTGAAAATATTGACTGAGTTACTGATAACGATACCGGGAGAACCGTGCGCACAAGGTAGACCGAGGTTTAGTACAGCAGGAGGCTTTGTTAAAGCATATGATCCGGCAAAAAGCAGGAACTACAAAGCATATGTAAAGCTTATTGCGCAGGAAGAAATAAAAAACCAAGGCTGGAAATACACAGAATTGCCCTTAGCGGTCACGATAACAGCTTACATGAGTATTCCGACAAGCAAGTCTAAAAAGTTTAAACAGGAGGCTATTTTAGGCGGAGAGCGTCCCGCAAAGAAGAGCGTACAAAGACGATAAGCAGATAGTAGCTGCTACAGTTAATAAGTGGTATGCAGAAGTACCGAGAGTTGAAGCATTAATAAGAATTATTTAGGACGGTGCTGTTAATGATTAATGTCAAAGTAATGCTAAATTTAATAAAAGATGAGCCGGAAAATGCTTATATACCAATAGTTAAGCCGGAGCTAGTTGCTCTGCTTAAAGAAGTGAAAATGCTGCGGTAGTGAGATAGGGCAATATATAGTATGGACTATGATAATGCGGTAAAAGGAGCTGAAAACGTGATAGATTGTGAAAAATGTTATAGGCTAAAAAGTTGCGGCGACAGATATTATTGTGCGTTTATAGGCTTAAATCCTTGTATTAGAGGAGAACATACACCAGTACAAGAGTATAAAGGTGCAGCAAATCCGTTAACATCGACAGATTTACGTTTAGCTCATTTACAAGAGCAACAACGTAGGCGTGAGGAAGCTAGGGCGAGGAAAGAAACAGAAGCGGGAAAAGAACAATACAAGCCGCACAAAACTATGAAAGTAGTATTTAGGGATATTATGCATAAACACAGTGGCATTCCGATGTTTCGACCGCCCGGAAATTCGGCATCATCTAAGGCGTTTGTTTGGAGTAATATGCATACAGTAATTTTCGAAATGGGGTTTGCTGGGTGGGATGTTCCGGCAATTGCTCAAAAGCTGGGCGTGGCGAAAAACACGTTATATTCGTACATTGGTAGATACAGGGGGTAGCAGATGACTATAGAGGAGATAAAGGCAAAGCTAAAAAGATATCGTTTCATTGCGGGAGAAATTAGTGACTTGCTAGATGAGCGGGAGCGTCTGCGGTCGCTTGCCGAAAAGATTACACCTTCGCTGTCCTTTGCTCCTGTACATGGTGCCAATACGGATAAAATGGCACCTGTGGTTGCCAATCTCATTGAGGTAGAGCGATATATTGAAAAACGCAGTAAAGAGCTTCTGCGGGCAAGAATGGAGGCAGAAAAACTGATTGATAGCTTATCGGACGAAAGGCATAGAGCAGTATTAAAAAGCTATTATTTTTCAAGGCGCAGCTGGGAAGAGTGCTGCGTAGCAGTGGGTTATGAGTGGGCGCAAATACATAGGATCCATTCGGGGGCATTATACGAGCTAAGAAAGATGATATAGAATGATACCATGGACCCTTGATATAATATAAAGTGTAAAAATGTGAAATTGATATAACGCATACGCAGTAACCCGCTCACTATCCGAGCAAGTGGCAAACCGTATGTTATATATTTGCTATGGCGTTCGCCGTATGATGGCATATGATAGCTGCAATTTATCGTATGAATGATGCGGATAACTACCCATAGCCCCTACCGTGCGACTAGCAGCAGTCGCATTGGTAGTGTCAAAACAACGGCATGAGAGACGGTAACTGTACGCGGCCCGTGAAGAAGCCCATAGAACGCAGAGCACCATATCTGTAGACTTTGGGGTAGCCTTACCGGTGGGGCGAAACCCTGCCGTTGGGGTGATACAGCGGCATATTTATTGGAGAGTGATTAAATGTTAGTAAAAGAACTAATAGAAAAGCTCAAGGAAATGCCTCAAGATGCACTAGCGATGTATGATTATGATTGTGAACTTGTTCCTATAGATAAAGCGGAAACGTATACATTTGAAGGAACTATTGTTGTAGAACTTTCTACAGACTGGAACAAGAATATACGTTAATCTACATAAATAATTTAGTCTTAAAAAGCCGTTAAAACACGGTAATATATATCAGAATTTAGCATATAACTTAATACAAAGCACTTACTTATGTAGGTGCTTTTTTATTGACATGGTGGTGATTGAATGAAGATGAACCTAACCGGCAAGATCAGAAAGATAATAAAAGCTTTGGAAATGCGAGGGCTTATATACCTGTATTCAAGGGAGCAAGTATATAGTCAGAAGCTATCTAAGGTATGCACTATGTACAGAATAGATTACCTCATGCCATGGGAAGAATATAAAAAGAAATTTCCGGATAAGGCAGAGCGGAAAAAGAATAAGGGTGTAAGTGTTAGGGTCGAAATGGCAAGATCATTTAGGGAGATAGATATTTTGCTATATATTGTTGATGTATTGAAGGCAGGTGATGAAGGTGGAGAAGTTAACCATTAAGCAAAAAGCTTTTGCTGATTATTATATACAGACTGGTAATGGGACAGAGGCAGCAAAACTAGCTGGATATAGTGAAAAGACTGCAAAAGTGATTGCGGCAGAAAACTTAACGAAACCAAACATAAGGTCATATATAGAAGAACGGCTTGCACCAATAGAAGGACGGCGAATAGCAACCGGTGATGATGTGCTTGAGTACCTAACCAGGGTAATGAATGGAGAGGAAAAAGATTCGTTTGGACTTGATACAAGCATAAGCGACAGAAACAAAGCAGCAGAGCTATTGGGCAAGCGTCTTTTGTTGTGGAAGGAACAAATTGATGTGTCAGGCACAGTAAACGTAGCACAGGTGTTAAAAGAAGCGCAGGAGCGTGCGAAGAAATGATCACCAAAGAAATGATTGAATTTGTTGCGCGGTTTGAACATGATCCTGTTGGATTCGTTAAAGCTATGTATCCTTGGGGAGAAGGAGAGCTTGAAGGACAATACCCTCAAACGTGGCAACTTGAATTGTTAAGCAGTGTAGCAGAGAAAATGCAATATGATCCGATGAAGGTACAACGATATGCAACTGGCTCAGGGCATGGCATTGGTAAGTCTGCTGTAAATGCTTGGCTCATTGAGTGGGCGCTATATACTAAAGTCGATGCTAAAGCTGTAATCACTGCCAACACAGACACACAGCTAAGAACTAAAACATGGGTGGAGTTGTCGAAGTGGCACAGGCTTAATATTGCTAGCGAAATGTTTGTTTATACAGCTACTTCACTATACAGCGCAGACCCAGCACATGAGAAAACATGGCGAGCCGATGCTATACCCTGGAGCAAAAGTAATCCGGCGGCATTCGCGGGCCTTCACAACAAAGGCAGCCGAATATTATTGGTGTTTGATGAAGCCTCAGAGATTGATGATGTCATTTGGGATGTTGCTGAAGGTGCAATGACGGATGATGATACAGAGATACTTTGGTTTGCGTTTGGGAATAGAACACGAAACACAGGAAAGTTTAATGACTGCTTTGGGAAAGATAAAAGCCGATGGGATACACGAAAGATTGACAGCCGTACAGTAGAGGTAACCAACAAGCGACTATTACAAGAATGGGTAGATTATTACGGCATTGATAGTGACTTCGTGAAGGTTCGTATACTCGGAGAGCCGCCATCATCCGGTGAATATCAATTTATCGGGCGTGACATTGTCGAAGCTGCTAGAGCAAGGACATTGGATTACCACAGTTATCAATTCGCTCCTGCTGTTATTGGTGTTGACCCTGCATGGTTAGGCAAAGACGAAGCATCTATATACGTTCGCAAGGGTAACTGGAGTAAGTTGCTTTACACAGAAGCTAAGAGCGATGACCATAAAGCCTTTGCACACAGGATAGCTCTTTATGAGGACGAATACAGGGCTGCAGCTGTTTGCATTGATATGGGATATGGCACAGGCGTATACAGCGAAGGTAAAGCTCTTGGCCGCAGGTGGCACTTGATACCATTCGCCAGTACAAAATGCGATATGGGATATTTCAATAAACGTGCTGAAATGTGGGGGAGTATTAAGCAATGGCTTATAGAAGGCGGCGCACTTGACCCGCTGGATAAAGATATAGCCGATGAACTAATGCTGCCGGAACTCGTTGCTAGCAATAATGGCACGATCAAACTGCAGCGTAAAGAAGATATGGCTTACAGTCCTAATAGGGCTGATGCTCTAGCGCTGACCTTTGCAGTTAGGCTCAAGGCAAGTTCATATGGACTGCCGGCGCAAAAAGCAAAAGCAGGCAAACAGGCATTGAGATATGACCCGTTAAAAGCTATGTATTAACTTTTAAATAAATCTAGCATAAAAGAAAGGGATGGTAACATGAGCAAAATTTTTAAAAGCCCATCATACTCTGCTCCTGCACCAGAAGCAACAGTAGTTGAGCCAGCAGCTCAAAGGGTAGAAGCGCCAACAGCTGACAACAACATCGCAGAAACAGCAGAGAAAAAGAAAAAACGCTATGGCTTTGCTAAGACTGTTGGTAGCGTAACTGGCGGCGACACATTGGGGGCGTAGCTATGGAGATTACTTATAGCGATGCAAAGAAGCTGCACAGCGCATTGTTTGCCGCAGAGGAATTCTCACGCCACAGGGAAATGTGGCTGCGTATCCAGGCTAAGCAAATACCGTTTTTGGGCGAACTTGGACAGACAGACCAGCTTATTAAAAAGGACCGCGGCATTGTCGATATGACAGCATGGCGGTCTAATTTAATTTTTGCAGGCGGTATGGCAAATGGCAGCGTTCCGCAGACTGTACAATGGTTTGACTTTGATGTAGAAACAGAAGATCAAGTGGCCAAAGAGATTGCACAGGGGCGCAGGGATACAGTCAGCCTTGCGCTTAATCATTCAAACTTTTATTCAGCTGTGCATTACGCATACCAAGAATTGACCTTTGGCCAGTCGCCGGTGGGAACATTCTTTGATCCATCAAGAGGTATTGTGTTTGAAAATTACAGTGTAGGCAGTTATGCTTATGCGCTTAACCAGTTCCGTGATGTAACTGCCTTTGCTGTCAAAAAGAAATTCACCTATAGACAACTTGCACAGAAGTTTGGTATTGAGAAGTGCCCGGATAAAGTTAAAAATGCTCTCAAAGAGAATAAAGGCACAGAAAGCACATTGAATTGTTACTGGCTATTAACACAGAATCCTTCTATCAAGCATGATTCCTTTGGACCAGAAGGCAAAAGATACCTGTCATTGTATTGGGTAGAAGGAGAAAACGATTATATCAGCACTGGCGGGGTTGATGTTATGCCTATTGCTATTGCTCCTTACATTGTAATTCCTAATAGTAATTACAGCATCGGACCTGGTTGGTTTGCGGATAGTGATTGCGCAATGTTGTATGAACAGTTAAAGAATGGCTTTGCAAACATGACAATGCACAGCGAACCGCCTCTGCAAGCTCCAAGCGGTGTAGAAGTTGACTATAGGCCAGGTATGGTTACTGAGCTTGATGGAGTTAATCAGGGCAAGGTTGAATCACTCTTTAATGTTGCTCCTGCATTCCAGGCGATCTTTGAGGTTGCACAGCGTACTGAGAGCAATATCGAAGCTGCTTATAATGTCAACCTGTTTGCTATGCTCGAACAATCTAAGTTTGACGGTCAAGGCAGAACGGCCTTTGAACTTGAGCTTAGGCAACAAGAAAAAATGCAGCTGCTGACTCCAATTGTTACCAGAATCAATCATGAGTTTTTGGGCAAGATTATCGAAGTTGTTTATTCGTACTATGAGCGCAACAATGGTTTTGCTTCTGTACCGCCTGAATATGATGGGATTGACCTGGAAGTAAAATATGTATCGCCGCTGGCTCAGGTACAGAAAATGAGTGGCATGGAAGCGTATGAATATCTGCTGAATATGATCATGCAAGTGTCGCAGCTTAAACCTGAGATTGCAGGAATCTTAGATGCAGAAACATTCATTAGGGAGTTTGGCGACAAGTCAGGCGCACCGCTTAAATTGCTCTTTGATCAGAAAGAGTATGCAGATATTCTGCAGCAGCAAGCACAGGCTGCAGAAGAAGAAAAACAGCTTGCGCAAATTACAACAGCAGCCCCAGCGGTCAATGACTTTGCCGATGCTGCAAGGAATGTTCAAGAAATGGCAACAGATGGTAGTAACCCAGCAGTAGAACAGCTTATGGCAAGCTTGCAGCAGTGAGGTGAGTAAATGTTTGCAGATGATAAGCGCAAGGTAAAAGAATACGAAACATATAAAGCAAAGGCTTTGGCAGAAAAAGATGCCGAGGCCTTTCGTTGGTTATTGAACGATCACAGAGGGCGTTGGTTTCTCTCTAAGCTTGCAGATGAAGGGTTTGTGCATCAACCAACATCAACAACTGATACAAACGCTATCTGTATGCGTGAGGGGCGAAGATCATTGGTTTTAGACCTACATAAGCAAATACGCACTCTAGGTATATCAGAAGAATTGTTGCTTGTCAGAGCTGATGGTGAGCGCAGAACATGGCGCAGCGATATTAAAGAAAGCTTTAGTCGAAAGGAGAAAAGTTAATATGTCAGATGATATTAAGACGAATCACAAGCTAATCTTGCAACTTCATGCAGGAGAGGGGGAAGCTGATCTTGGCAATACGGAAGAACAGCAAGAAGCGCCACCGCCAGAACCGCAGGGTGATAACCCGCCAGCAGAACCGGCAGTAGAACAGAAAGAAGCGGCTGCACCAAAAGAGGAAGAAGCTAAAAAGCCAGATGAGAAGTCAGAAGAAAAGCAGGATGATGAAGTCCCTGTTATTGACGATGAATTTGTAAAAAACAAACTGACAGAGCTTCTGGGTGATGTAAATGACGAGAACATCACAAAAGAATCTATTGAAAAGCTGCAGGCGATTGGCATTACAGATCCTGATATGGCCAGTAGAGCATTGGAATATGTCTGTTCTGCTCATGTCGAAAAGTTATCAAATGATTGCGCAGAGTGCTTGAAACACTTTGGGGCGACAGAAGATAACTTGACGCCAGAGTATACCAAGGCTATGGATGATGCGAGAATTGCTCTAAATGCTATTGACGCAAAAGTCCCTGGGTTTAAAAAAGAAATTGATCAGGCAGCGCTTGGTAGCAATTTAAGAATGGTTTTGGCGTTGCAGAAGCTGCTACCTTTTGTCGGTGATGAAAAAGGCGGTATAAATAGCAACACTGGTGTTGGTGCGCAAAAATCAGAACAAGGTTTTATGGACACTGTGTTCGCAGGATATCCTAGCGAAGCAGACCTAAAATAAAAACAAAGAAAAGGAAGGTAAAAAGAATGGCAACTATTGCAGTAAAAAATCCTACAATCAAAGACGTCATTGACGGACAATCCCCTGATGGGAAAACAGTACTTGACTTGGTTAATTTGCTTAGCCAAGAAAACCCTATCTTAGAAGATATGGTAGTTAAGGAGTGTAACCAGAATGACCAGAACAAAGAAATCGTTACAACTTCTTTGCCGCTTATTAAAAAGCGTAAGTACAACGAAGGTGTAAAAAGCTCCAAAGGAACTCGTGCACCGATTACTGACGCAACATCTATCTACACCGCACGATGCGAAGTCGATGTTGACTTGGCAGAATTGAATGGCTGTACTCGTGAATTCTTGATGCGTGAGAATGAAGTGTTCTTAGACGCAATGAGCAAAAGCGTTGCAACTGATTTGTTCTATGGAGCTCAGGACCCGGGCAACAATGGACTTGTTGGTCTTGCAGAGCGTTATAGCACTCTGACCCGCAAGAACTCTGATGGTAAGCTGCCGGAAACAGCAGACTATATCATTGATGCTGGCGGTACTGGTAACGACTTGACTTCCGTATGGTTTGTCGTATGGGGTTTAAAAACCTGCTTCACTATTTATCCTAAAGGCAGCAAAGCTGGTTTGGACGTTGAGCCAACAATCATGGGGGATGCTTATGATGAAAACGGTGATCCGTATCCGGCTCATATCACCAAGTACAAACATAAAATTGGTTTGTGTGTAAAAGACTTGCGCAGCGTAGTCCGCATTGCAAACATTGATACTGTTGCACTTGCTGCAGACCCTGACAAAGCTAAATTGATTAAATACTTCATTGATGCTTTTGTTAAGATCAAAAACAAAAATTCTGGTAAGTTAGTTATTTACTGCAATGATGCAGTTTATGCTCACTTGTGGAAAATGGCTATTGATCGTAACAATGTAGAGTTTGAAGTATCCAACGTTGAAGGTAAGCCTGTGGCAACGTTCCAAGGCTATCCGCTCAAGCGTTGTGATGCAATCTTGTCTACAGAAGCACAAGTGGTTTAAGAAGGGAGATAAAAGAATATGTTTGATGTACAAGCAATGAATGCGAATAATGTGGCTTATGCTGCAGGTGCGCTGCCTGATGTAATCGACCTTGGCGCAGACTTCTCTAATGCCATTGACCCGAATTTGAATTATGTGGTGTCTTTGTCTGAACCTGCGGGCGCTGCAGTGACTATCACTGTGAACGCTTCTGCAAAAGAGAATATGAGCAATCCAGTAGTAGTTGCAACTGTTAAGGTGGCAGAAGGCATGAAGTATGGCTTTGCACCGCTTGGAACAATCCCTGCACGTTACCTTGGCGCTACTGCGTCCGGCACGACTACTGGTAATATCGAAGCAGGCTTAGCCTATGGTGTGCGTAGTCCCCTTGGCGTAGGCATGGCGCAGGGGTGATAGTATGCTGACTAAAGTATTTGCCATCTCCACGACACAGGTTAGAAAGAATGGCAAGCCAATAACATTAACAGAAGGTAGTGTTATTGAGCTGGATTCTTCTATTGGGGACACTTATTCTAAGCGAGCCTGTAGAGTTATTGAGCAAAATAAGACTTATTCAGTTCCTGTAGAGGAATATGAAGAAGGTGAGGAAGTAGTCGAACCGAATGTTATTGACCTGGCTACTGCAAATAGAAGTGAGTTATTTGCTTTTGCGGAGGAAAATGGCATTGCGCTTCCGGCAGAGCTTCAAAAGAAGAATGTAGCAACTGAAAAACTCCGTGAAGGTATTTTGAAGGCGCTGCGAGGTTAATTATTAGGCGGGTAGTTTTACCCGCCTTCTTCTAAATATACAAATCAAATTTGCCTAGTTAGAAGAAGGAGTGATGAAAATGTATTCGATAACTGACCTTGTAAATATGGCTCTTAAACAAATCAAGGTGAGGGAGATAATTTCACTTGATGATGAAACGGTGGAAGCTAAAGGAGCAAAGCAAACTCTGCCTATAGTTTTAGAAACCTTGCTTAATAAGACTGATTGGCGGTTTGCTAAAGTTCGTAGGGTTTTGCCGAAACTGGACAAGGATAGCATCAACAAGGAGTATGCGACCGGAAAGCTTATGCATGAGAATGTCTATTTATATCCTGATGATGTTGTAAGGATCCGTAGCGTAACCAGTGGCAGAAAAGAAAACGTTGAATATGAGCTGCTGTCTGTGAAGCTTCATAACAGAGAAGCTTTTGTACCGGTGCTGGTGTCCAGAGAAGAAAGAATAGAACTTTCTTATACCAGATACTGCGATGAAGTTAATTTATGGCCAGCGATATTTCAACGTGCCTTTGTGCATTACTTTGCTTATAGCATGACGATGCATTCTGCTTTAGGAGATGCGCAGGCTACACAGTTGCAGCTTTATAACATGGCTGTTAAAGAAGCAATGGCATCCAATACCAATGAAGATAAACATAGGCTCAGGCGTGACACTGGACCTCTGAAAGCGAGGGATTGGTAATGGCGTATAGATACTTAACGCCTAACCTGACAGGGGGCGTAGCATCAAAAGATATTCTTGCTCGGGTTGATCTTGAAAAATATGCTACATTTTTAAAGCAATGTAAGAATGGCATTGTTAAACCTTATGGCGGCGTATATAAGCGTAATGGCACTATTTATATTGATGAACTGACCGACCAAGGTAACATTAGACTGTTTGCATTCAAACAGGCTGACGTAGATTATCTGCTGGAGTTTACCGACAAACATTTAACGGTGCGTCAGCAAGGGGGCGTGGTTAGCGAAGTAGACAGTCCGTTTACATCAGATGATTTGCCGAACTTGAAGGTTACTCAGTCTGCAAATACGATGTTTGTTTGTTCCGGCAGACTGCCTATTATGGAAATTCGAAATAATAACGGTACCTTTACAATCGGCAAATTGAAAATCCCTATCCCCCCTTTTGATGAATTACAGGATGGCGTGAATTTTAGTATATCTAATTCGACAGGGGATGCTACCTTATCATCTGACGTTGATTTTTTCGATGCATCTACAGAAGCTTTGGGGGTCAAAATATTACAGCGTGTAGCGACTAAGATAGAAGACGTCACTCTTAGCGGACAGCAAACTCTTGGACCAGTAACATTATATAAGGACGCTCGAATTATTATTAGTGGGGAGTGGTCTGGAAATGTTATTTGGCAATATTCTACTTGGAGCAGTCAGTTTCAGACTATTGGAACATATACTAGCAATGGTACTATATATTCTCCTGTATCAATCAGTGCTAACTATAGAGCATTAATTACCGTCGCAACCGGACAGGTTGCAGTGAAAATGATAAGTGAAAATTATAGCGGCGGCAGCGGAGGAGAGGGTGACTAATGGTAGAAATACAAGGCACATATTCAGGTCAGAATACGAAAGAATTTTTCGTCGGCGATAGCCTAAATCTCCTCACCAAAGGAACTTGGACAGGAACTATAATACTCCAGCGAAGGGCTAAACTTTCAGATGAGTTTGTAGATTACAGAAAATATTATTCTACCAATGATTTTAACGTCAATGAAAGCTTTACAGAAGATGGTGATGGGCATTATTACCGTTTGGCTTTAGATATCAACAGCGGTTCGGCAACGGTTAGGATCACAAATTATGGCTATACAAATGAAGGGATTGCCTACATTAAAGAAGTAGTTGATTCAAAAAACGCCATAGTGGAAATACAGAAAAGCTTTGCGACAGATGCAATAGCAGAAGGGTATTATATTAGTTTGTTCTCAGCCGTAAATGGCTATCCAAAATGCGCAGATTTCTTTCAGGATAGATTGGTATTGGCAAATATAAACAGTAAGCCTAATGGTATTTGGTTTAGCAAGAGCGGTGATTACACCAATTTTGATGAAGTAATAAAAGACGGGACATTGACTGATGACAGTGCTATAAATACAAGTGTTGTCGCCCGGAATGATTATAATATCAAGAATATTATTGCAGCAAAAGACTTGTGCGTATTTACCGGCGACGATGAAAGAATCGTTAGCGATGGTGCGACGGTAACACCTACAAGTATTAATATACGCAGACAGTCTTCGTGGGGTAGCACTGATAAGCATGTTCCGTTTGTAGCAGATAATCGGGTTCTTTATATACAGAGCAATAATAAATTCTTGCGTGACTTTGGTTATACATATGAAACAGACGGCTATACCGGCAACGAATTAACGCTGTTCGTCCATGACATTATTGATTCTGAGGTCAAAGATTATTCATATGCAAAGTATCCTGAGAACCTTATTTACTTTGTGCTGGATAGTGGAAAGATGATTTGCCTGACTTACCTGGTCAATGAGAAGGTTTTTGCATGGAGCGAGTTTGTAACGGATGGGAAGATAAAACAAGTTGAAACTATCTCTGAAAATGGTGATGATGTTATTTATATTGTCGTAAGCCGTGATGGTAAAAGGTACCTTGAAAAACTTGCTTTTGATATGCTGTCAAGCAGACCTATTGATTATGTAATGTTAGACTGCAGTACAATATTTACAGATAGTGATGGGCAAGGAATTAAAATACCAAGGCTGGCTAATAAGTTGGTTTGGGTGGTTACAAGCGGCGATATGTTGAACGTAAAAGCACAGACGGCAGACGCAGAAGGGAATATCGCTATTGAGCCGGCTGAAAGCGGGGTATATGGAAAGATTATTGTCGGACTTCCTTATGAATTTGTTTTGGAGTTGCCGGCAGTACATGTCACGACCAAAGGGCGGGGTAGTTCTATCGGGACTATTAAATCAGTTACCTCTGTGACAATGGAACTTCGAGAGAGCTATTATGGTGATGTTTATGCAAGGGAAGGTCTGCGTCCGAATCCTATTTTCAGTACAGTTAGGAGGCAGCTAAGCGCATTGACACCTGAACTTCAAGTGGAACTTTATACTGGACTGGTTGAAGTACCTATATCTTCTGATTCCAATACAGAAGGCGGCATAGTGATAAAACATGACGAGCCGTATCCGTTTAAGCTACTTTCCATTGCAAGGGATGTTGATATGTCGTGATCGAGTTAAAAGACTACAGCGAAGAAATGCTGGAAGATGTGCGGTACATTTTTCATAATCTTAGACCGGACGATCAGAAAATGTTTGCTGATTCTCCTGATGTGGAAGAAAACATAAGGCTGCACATAGAAAAAAGCTGTGAGATGAAAATAGTATATATAAATGATAAGCCAGTATGTCTTTTCGGGGTAACAGAAAGATACCCTGTTTTAAAATGGCGATACATGGCTTTTCATTTTGGGACAGATGAAGTTGACCGGCACAAAAAGAGTTTTGTAAAAATAGGCCGAGAGGTTATCGAAGGATGGCTGAATAAATACGGAAATTTATATATGGCGGCCTACAGTTATTACAAAAAGTCTTTTGTTATGGCAAAAGCGTTCGGATTTAAGTTTAAATTCAATGTTCATGAGATTTATATATTTACAAAGGAAAAACCACAGGCATAAATAACCTGTGGCAAGCGAAATGATTATTGAGAATATAAGCTGTCGAACAAAGAAGTAAAACACGCCATAGGCGAAATATGAAGATAATAAAAGGGGTGATGATATGTCAGCAGTAATGGCTGTAATGCAAGGGGTAATGACGTTTGCCCAGGGGAACCAGCAGGCATCGCAGATGAAAGCACAGGCTCAGCAAGCCGAGTATCAGGCACAGGCAGAGAGGGCCAATGCCCAGATCGCAGAACGAAACAGAGAAGTAGCGGGAGCTAATGCCGCCGAGGAGTTGCGGGGCGCACGCAACAGGAAAGATTTAGTTGCCGGGCAAAATACAGCGGCTCTAGCCAGTGCTGGGTTTGAAAGTGACAGCGGTCTGGGGGCGGCTCTTGACAGAGCGAACATAGGTAGCTTTGAACAACAGACAGAGAAAATCCGGCAGAATTTATTTACAAGTGACCTTGACCTGCGGCAGGAAGTTGCTAACCGCAATCAGGCTGCAGCTGCTGCCGACGCTACGGCGAAGAACTTGCGGAGTGCTGCTAAAAACACCAGGCGTATGGCGATTCTCGGAGGAGTACTTACTACTGCGAGCGGATTACTGGGTGGCGGTGGCAAGGCAAGTAAGGGAGCTTCAAGCGGCGGGGCACAATCTTATGGCTTAGGCCCGAATGGCTATCAATGGGGAGCCAACAATCATATTGGATTCCAGACAGTCAGCAAGAATTATAAAACTGTTTATGGAAATAGTTTTTAGTATGAGGTGTTTATATGGCTAATTTAACAATAAAAAACAATTCATATGAGCCAATAGCCCTGCGGCAACAGCAGGCCAAGGTTGGATATGAAGGTGCTAAGATAGTAGACCAGAGCGGGGTTTATGCTCAGGCTGGCGAAGCGTTTAAAAAAGTAAACGCAATGGTAATAGCGAAAGAAGAATCTGATGAAGCAGAACGTGTTTTATTGGCAAGCAGTGAAGTTACTAAGCGACTTTCTGATTTAAAAATCAATATTGAATCTAATATGCAAGGCAGCAATGCTAAAAATGCTAAAGCTCTATATGAACAGAAAGCCCAAGCTATCATGGATGAAGTTTATGCAGGTAGCGGTATAAAGTATAAAACCGGAGAAAATATGTTTCGTCATAGTGCGATAAATGCAGTTGTAAAAGGTAGCCATTGGGCAGGGCAATGGGAGAACAACCAGGTCACAGAAGCCCGGAAGGTTACATATGGACTTGCGCTAGACGAGAACATAAACAATGTTATTGCTGGTTCGATGAGCCCTGAAGAAGCTTACGAATTTTCAAAAATACAAGGTAAGCACCTTTTTGCCAATCTCGCCCCAGAACAAATGGCTCTTATAGACAAAGCTCGAGCGGATAAATTTGCAAATACGCTGGTTACAGCAGCCATAGAAAGAAATGACTATGAATCTGCTCAGGCAGTGTTTGATTACTTAAAAAAAGACATGACATCAGAAAGTAGGGCTAAGCTTGATGCTGCGATTTACACTAATCAGGAATATAGCGAAAATAAATCATTGGCCACAGCTTTAGCAGATAGTGGCATTACTGACCCCGAAGGGATGAGGGTCTTTCTAGCAGATAAAGCTGGAGTTAGTAATGCTAACTTGGCTTTTAATCCAGGGGTTAGCTTCAAAGGAGCACAGGATGTAACTGTTACAGGGACGCAAGCACTTGTGGGCATACTGTCGCAGATGGGCATTGGGGATATAGTAATCACTAGCATTAATGACAGTTTAGAACTTCATGCCGGCAGTGGTGGAAAAAGAACTCACGCAGGCGGATACAAGATTGATATAGCTAGTGATGCTCTTGCGGCTATGACGCCTAAACAAAGATATGCTGTTAAAGCTCAAATAGAGAGGGCATTGCCTGGTGTAGTTGTTCTTAATGAGTATGACGAGCCTTCTGCAAACTCTACCGGCAGGCATTTTGATATTGACTTCACTGATTACAAAGGTTCTAAAGGCATTGGCATGAGTGAAATGCGAATGGATAAAATTATATCTCAAGCATCTTCAATAAGGGCTGATAGAGAACGCCAGCAAAAAGCTCAGGCAGATGCCGCATTTAGTTCTACAGTTGATACGCTTTACAATATGTACAAAAGTGGCGTTTCTTATGAAGATGCACTTGGCCAAATTAAAACAATGGTTGGAGCTAACTATAAGTTAGGTAAGAACTTTGAAACGGCTGCTAAATTTTTCTGGGGTGATGATGCTAAAACCGTAGGGCCGGGTGGAAGTGCAAAAAAGGCTTCTACTACAACTGTTACAAGGGTTAATGATATGTTATCTGATGGCAAGTTTAGCAACAGAGAAGAATACCTTGCCTTTGCGCAAGCACAGGGATTGAATCCCGACCAAATATATGAGGCTAATAAAACATATGATAAATACGAAAAAGGGGAAGGCATATTCGCTTATGATTGGAACAATGATATTAAGCGACAAATTGTAGGGGATATAGAGAATAATGCTGCGAAAGAGGCTGCATGGATAGGAGCATTGCCACTTTTGAAAGAGAGGGTCCAGCTTGAAACACAGAAAACAGGAACAGTACCACCTGTTTTTGAGGTTGTTTCATGGGGGAGAGAATATATTGCAAAGAAACCTGTTGGGACGATGGAAGCGAGAGGTACGTTCTTAAATAGCACTGAATTAGTTGAATTAAGCCAGGCTGACTATCGGCGCAGCGGAATTGATAGCGTTGTGCATATCCAAAATGCAGATGGCACTGGACAGGATCTTTATGAAGTTCATTTAACTAATGGGACTGTTCAAGTCATGAATGCCGCTAAACTATACACTATAACGAGGTGAGGTTATGGACGCTGAAAAAATGCGACTGCTACAAACAGAGTTTGATTCAAGATATGATCCAATAACATATAATGCTATGCGTGAGCAGAAAGAGCTCAGCTTTGAGCAACGGCGTTTTGACTTCATGGATAAACAAGCAGTAAAGGACAGAGAATGGAAAGATGCAAAAGCGTTATATAATGGCTCTGTTAATCTTTTAGAACGGTCAATTGTAGGATCTTTGACAATGGCTAGGGATTATAATATCGCCACAAGACAAAAACAAAACCCTAATTACCAGCCCATGCAAGAAGGTGTAGCAATTTTAGATGACATATTGCAGTCAGATCATCTACAACCATATGCTGTTAAAGGTGACAGTCCCGCTGAACAGTATCGTTTAGATTTAATGCAAGGAGCTGGGCAATTAGGGACACAAGCAGCAGCTGCTGTTTTGGCTGGCCCTGTTGGCAGTACAGCATTAATGGGTGCTCAGATTGCAGGTAATCAGTATCTGGATTTGAGAGCAGAAGGCGTAGATGTCGAAAGGGCAGCAGGAGCAAGTATTGCTAATGCTATTATGCAAACTCCGCTTGAGCGCTTGTCGCTAAATAAGATTTTAAAAGGTGTTCCAGCAAATAGTGGGATTAAAAAGAAACTTTTGCAAATCGGCGAGAGTGCATTAACAGAAGGGTTAACCGAATTTGCCCAACAATATCCAGAAGAAATTACCAATTTAATTGCAAGGAATGAAGGCGAAACAGCACGAGAAATCGCAGCTGAATTCGATGCCAACGCAGGCGAGTACACAAAGAATGCCCTCTATGCAGCTTCGATAGGCGCTATTTTAGGTGGTGGTGCTTCGTCAATTCGAGTTGCCTTGGATAGAAACATTCATAAAACGCAGTTAGAAACACTTGATTATAGAATTGATGCTGTTTCCCAAAGTGGTGTAGAATCAGATTTTGCGGCAAGCATAATCAATGCAAATACAGGCAATGCAACTGTTTCAATTGATGGTGAGGTTCTTTATCAGTATGCGCAGACACAGAATCTAAATGAGCTTGCAGCTGAACTGGGAATAGAGGCAGGAGATATTCAAAAGGCGGCAGCGGATGGACTTGATGTAGAAATACTCCAAGGTAACTTTGAGGTTACAGCTGGTAAACGTCATGACTTTTATGAAGCAGTGCGAGATACAGTTGCCTTTGAGAGTGGGGGCACTACAGTAAATAGTGCAAAGATGCAAAGTGAAATCCAGAAACAAAGCCAAAAACTTGAAGCGTCAAACCATGAATTTGAAGTATGGAAAGATGAAAAGCTAGGGCAACTGCTGGGCGCTGGACTAAATAAGTCAGAGGCAATAAGCACAATGGCGTTTCTTGAAAGCACTGCCAGAACATATAATCCTGTTGATCCAACTCAGTATTTCAGAGATCACCCTTTGGAAGTAAAGAGAGTTGTTAGTACCCCGAACGGCAGATACTTACAGAACAAAAGTGCTAGTGAGAAACTGCTTGAGGACGAAAACAATTTTTCCAGTATTGTTGATGAATATGTTTCTGGAGAAATAAGCGACACAAAAACTTACAACGTAATGACTACACCGCTTGCACTAGAACTTGCAGGCGGTAAAATTTTGCCTGTAACTATTGATGGGAGCAAAATAAAGCATATTTTTGATGGGCACTCTGACGGGATGACACCAGAACTGTTGAAACAAATTCCTCGTGCAATGGCCGATCCAATGATGATATTGGATTCTTATGCCGGTCGTAAGATTGTAGTGCTTGATTTAAAGGATAATCAGGGGTCTACTATTATTGTTCCTTTAGAACTTGACGTAGAACGTAGTTGGTATAAAGTTAATGCGATTGCGAGTGCTTATGGTAAAGGTGGAGAAAGTGGTACAGATTATAACTGGTTTATAGAACACAATCTAAAAAAAGGTAGAGTAGCATATGTAAATAAAGAAAAGACTGCCAAGTGGCTACCTTCTCCTAGCAGCGATTCCGCTAGCAGAATAACCGACCTTGACAGTCTTCTTAATAATAGTATACCAGATGAAAATGCGCTACGCAAGAGACGTGAAGAAATGCAGGGATACTACCAGACAGCTTTTCACGGAAGCCCGCATAAATTTGAAAAGTTTGATTTGGGTGCTATTGGTACGGGAACAGGCGTACAGGCGCATGGCTGGGGATTGTATTTTGCTTTCAGTAAAAATACCGCTAAGCGGTACAGGGATAGATTGAAGGGAAGTCGTGATGCATATACCGATGAAGGATCTCTGGTAGAAGTTGATATCCCTGAAAATGATGTATTACTTGATGAAGGAAAAGCTATTGAAAAACAACCGCCTAAAGTGCGTGCGATTATCGAAACTGAATTAGAAAGAATTGGCGGTAGCGCGTCTAATGGAAAAAGTTTTTATAAAGAAATAATATTTGAAATGCAAAGGATGGGAGCAGAAAACCCTGCCAGAGCAGCATCTGAACATTTAAATAAATTAGGCATAAAAGGCATTAAATATGTTGGAATGGTAGACGGAGAATCATATGTTATTTTTGACGATCAGGCAATAAAGATAATCAACAGTTACAATCAGAAAGTCAACAACGACAAAAAAGGCTCTATCTCTTGGGATGCAGAAGGCAAAGCAATTATAAACCTTTTTGAAGGTTCTGACCCCAGTACAGTAATTCATGAAGCAATCGGGCATTACTTTACAGAAAATCTCATGAAATACAGTGAGCTTCCTACAGCTACAGAACAGATGCGCAAAGACCGGCAGATCATGCTTGAGTATGCCGAGATAACCGAGAGCGAGTGGAACGAACTTAACAAGCCACATTCTCAACTTACCGAAGCCCAGATGGAAAAGAAAACAGCAGTGCATGAGCGTTGGGCTACAGCGGCAGAGCAATATATGATGCTGGGCAAAGCACCAAGTCCAGAATTGCGCGGGGCAATGAAGCGCTTTAAAGATTGGCTTTTAAACATCTACAAAACGGTTGATGAATTTGTTAAAAACCATAAATACGCAGTGGCGATTACTCCAGAGGTAAAGGCAGTATTTGACAGAATGCTTGCAAGCAGAGATGCCATAGAATCAATGGAACGTGTTGACGGTTATTTTGCTAAGATTCCTGACGTTATTACTGATAATATGAGCGAAGCGTCTAAGAAGCGGCTGCAAGATGTGATACTCAAAGCGCATGATAAGGCTGTTTCTTTGCTAACAAAAGAAAGTCTTGCTAACTTTACTGGTGAAAGAAAGCAGAAAATCGAAGAATACCGGGCAGAGGTTTTACCTGGAGTTAGGGAAGATTTAAGCCGGCAGCCGCTATACATGGCAGAACAAATGCTAGTCGAAGATTTTTCAAAACATAAGACTGGTAAAGCAGTTGGCAGGTATTACAATTCTTTGATTGCTAGAACACTGGACATTGAGGCAAAGCCGCTTACAGAAGCAGAAACACTTGAGGTAATGCAATTTGATACTATTGCAGAATTCAATGGATTCAAGAGCGGCGATGAGCTGGCGCAGGCATTATTAAGTGAACCATCTCTGAATCAGGCTGTAACAGAAAAAGCAAATGTGCTTGTTAATGAGCGATTCCCAGATATAATGGCTGAAAGAAAATCTGCAGAAGAAGCAGCAAGGGAAGCTTTATACAACGATGACAGTGGCCTTGTAATTGGCGTAGAGTACCAAATAATTGAAGATGCAGCTGCTGGTATTCTAGGACAGCAAAGAAGCACAGAAGCGATGTTATCACTCGCAAGAGCCAGAAGGCAGCAGGCGAGAGCTGCAGCTAAAGCTGAACTTGCCAGCATGAAGATGCAAGATGCAATTAATGTTCGCCGGTATATGGCCGCTGAACGGAAGGCGTTTGCTAAGTCTATTGAATATGCTGCGAAAAAAGATTTTCCAAAAGCTGCAGAGTACAAAAGGCAGCAGGCATTAAATAATGCATTGGTGCAAGAAAGCGCAGCTTTGAAAGCAAAACATGATACATGGAAACGTTATATCACGAGGCAGTTGAAAGCTAAAAAAGAAACATGGGGAACAGACCAACATTTTGTTCAAGCAGGAGCTTTGTTTGCTCGAATGGGATTACCCAAGCGGGGTTATGATCCGATGATGCGGACACAGACCCTTGCAGAGTATGTAGTTGAAATTAATACAGAAAGGGACGGCAATGCAGGAATTGCTTCTTGGCTTCTTGATGAATCTGTTGATCTCACCAACCCCTTAAAAACGCTGAATCCATATCAGTTTGAAGATGTTATTGATGCACTGAAAAACATTAAAGCTATTGGAAGATATGAAAATCAAGCTAGAATCGCAGACAGAGAAGAAACGCTTGCAGACTTAAAATCTAAAGTTTTAGATGCTACAAGTAAAATGAAAACTCGCTGGGAAGGTGGCCCTAATTCAAACAACAAGACTTCTGCCATTGCAGATTACTTTATTGAAATGACCAGTGCAGACAACTTCTTTGAAGAAGCTGACGGTTGGACACAAGGGAAATTTAGCGAAGTGTTTGCTGACGGTATTCAGGCAGCGGCAAATAAAGAAAGCCGGTACCTTTTTGAATATGAAAAAGCAATGTCCGATGCCATTTTGGAATTGGCTCCGACAAGGCAGGAGCGCAACGCCTTAGCGAGAGAATCATGGAATGAAGAATTGCAGGCCAATGTAACAAGATATAACTTGATTAAGATGCTTGCATATATGGGTACGGAAAGCAGTAGTAATAAGCTGTGTTCTACTGCTGATACAAGTACATACAAAGAATTTTTCAGTAATTCTTCTTTGTGGGTTGAAGGCGACCCCCAGCAGACCAGGGATAACTTGATTGAATTTCTAGGCAGGACGCTTACAGAAGCAGAGGTCAAATACACTCAAAAACTTGTCGATGCAAGTGGTAAGGCGTGGAATGAACTTGTTGAAGTTGAGCGAAGGACTAAAGGATTTGCCCCGCAAAAAGAAGAAGCCACACCAATATTATTAACGCTTGCAAACGGCAAGAAGGTAGCGTTTGCTGGTGGGTATTTACCATTAGTAAGATATTCTGATTCAGGTAGCAAGCCAATGTCTACGAACATTGTTACGCCTACAGATGGCTTTGTTCCGACAAATAATATTCGGACAATGAGCACAGTAGCAGGTTCAACAAAATCTCGTGACAATAGTGTTTATCCGCTTGATTTGCGCCCTGGTGCTGAAAGTTGGAATATAAGAGAAACAATCCATGATGTAGCATTTAGGGAAACTATTGATACATACAGGAAGTTGCTATCAGACAGCGAGGTTTATTCACAGCTCAAGCGCAAATTCGGCGTCAAAAGATTTAAAGTTTTATTGCAGTATGTAGAGAATGCAGCAAGGACAAATGACGGAGCAACAGAGGATATTACATCAACATTAAAGATTGTTAATTTGATGCGCCGCAAGTTGACTAACACTGTTATTCTCGGCAACCTAAAAATCTTGTCGCAGAATTATGGCAATCCAATGTTATACGGCAACAATGTAGAGGGCTTCGGGCACTCTGATGTTATTGGTGCATATGCGAAATTCTATAAAAATATCAATAGACAAGGTTGGTGGAGAGAGCAAACAGAATTTGCTTATCAAAAGTCAGCATGGATGCGTGAAAGGTCACAAAGCCCTGACTATACTCTTACTGTACTTCGAGAGGAACAAGGGCAGAAGGAAGGTTTTGCGAAGTTTGTTAATGATGTAAGTGTAGAGGCTATGGTTTTCACTGATAACATGACGGCCTTGCCGGTTTGGATTGAGGCCTATCATAAGAAAATAAATTCAGGAGCCAGCGAAGATATTGCAGTAAGATATGCTGACACTGTTGTCCGCAGAGGATTAGGGGCAACACGCCGTTATGATGTTGCGCCAGTTATGCGTGGCGGTCCGTGGGCAAAACTCTTTACAATGTTCCAAAGCTTTGCGAATGCACGTTATAACGAGGCTAGGCGAGAAGTTGGTATTGCACAGAGCCTATGGAGTAAGGGAGATAAGGAGAAAGCATTCAAGCGAGCACTCTCATACCTTATTGCAAAATACTTTGCGTTCACATTGATAAGCACAGCATTAGCCTTTGAAGATCCATTTGAAGAAGATGATAGAGATGGATACTTGAATTGGTTTAAAGAACTTCTTACTTATCCGACTACAATGCTTGGCCCTGTAGGTGGAGCTGCAAGTGCAATGATTTCGACAATGACAGGTATGTCAATGTATGGATACAGGCTCACACCAATTCAAAGCGTTCCGGAACAGGTACTTAGAATGGGTAGCAAGGTAAGATCAGTTGCAGAGGGCAAAGCTGATTCGGAAGAACTTATTGAACCAGCTGCAGGGCTTCTTGGACTTTATTTTGAAGTACCAAACCAGGTTAATAAGATAGTCTTTAATGCCTATGATATTTTACATAACGACATGACCCCGCGCCTGAGTGATGTTATAAGGCGTCGTCCAAAGAAAGAGCGTGGCGAATAAAAATAACCCCCTCGAAATTGAGGGGGTTAAAAACTATCAACAACTAATCCGCAAGGGACGAAGATTCATTTGGAATGAATACCCCATGTTGGATAAATCATTGAGGGTTTATTCTTCTTGTAGGGGATCTTCTCCATATTCGTTTGGACCAATAATGCCCTGTTTGAATAATAGATACAACAAAAATAAAATGTAAACCAATGAAATTTTTGCTGAAATAAACATCGCTACTGTCCATTTACCACTTCGCCCAATATCGTGGAAGCGTCTATTTATGTTAGCATATAAAAACCAAACTCCGCCCCACAGAACAGCTATTAATGGTATATAGAAAAAGAAATTTATTTTATCATATGTATGAGTGCTGATAGGTTCATAAAAAAACCAAATAACAGCTAAAACAACAATGTATGCGGCGGCAGCTCTCAGGGCAAACTGCTTTCTGTTTATACGACCTGAAAAAGAAAAATATTTCTGGTAGATGTTTCTCACAACAAACCTTCCTTCTTAGCAATATTATAAAGCAGGCAATAAGACTAATTAATGTTTGTGATAAGTTCCTGTTCTTCTGTCCCAGTGACCGCCATTAGAATCGGTTCTACCAGGATGTGCGAAAACTGTAGCTGTTAAAGATAAAACAAATGTAAAAATTAAAAGTAAAGCGGTTACTTTTTTCATAGACAACACTTCTTTCATATGAACATTATGCCTGCTTTTCACAATTATATCACAAATAAACACAATGCAAAATACTTTTTAAAGCAAAGGAGTGACAAAATGAGCGTAACCACAAGAGCAACAAAGGTAAGCTATGAGTACAAGCAAGGGACAGCATATTCATTGCCGTTTGAGTATCAATCCCCCAGCGATGTAAAGGCTAGTTACATCGACAGCGTTGGCAGCGAGGTGAGCCTTGATTACAATGCCGATTATACTGTTAGTGGCAGTACTGTAAAAGTAACAGCAGTGTTACCGGATGGCGTAACAATTACGTTTGCAAGACAAACAGAAATAACCCAGCAAATGGAATTGCCACCACAGACAATTACTAAGGCTATTGAAACTGCTATCGATCGGAATACATTGTGCATTCAAGAGCTGGAGACAATTACTACAGATCTCGGCGAAAAACTCGAATCAGACATTACACAGATGGCGGGGAAGGTTGATACAGCATTAAGCGAGGTTGAAGGTATAACTTCTGCTGCAGTTGATGAAATGAATGGCATTAAAGATGAAACACTGGAGATAGCACAAAACGTCAATGTGTTTGTACCGAGTGTGACGGAAAATATTCTTTCTTGGACAAATAAAGCTGGGCTTCCTAATCCTGACCCAGTGAATATTAAAGGCGAACAAGGGAAACACGGTACAGATGGTGCCAACGGCAAAGATGGTGCAGCTGCTACAGTCGCAATAGGAACCGTAACAACAGGAGAGCCGGGAACTACAGCAAGCGTGACCAACGTCGGAACAGATACCGCAGCCGTGCTTGATATAACAATACCCAGAGGTGACAAAGGCACAGACGGCACAGGAGCAGGTGATGTAGTCGCTGCTGCCGATAACACTTTTACAGCTACAAATACCTTTGAAGGTATGTTAAAAACCACTTGCGATATGCAGGCGGTCGGCGCATTGCCAACAGTCTTACAACGAGGGGACTCAAATATTCAGACCTATACCCTTAATGACGGTTTGAACCGAAGTGTAGTATTTAGAGACACTGGTGATATGTTTGGATATGCCAAAACGTTTATTATTTCTGTTTCTCGGTCAGGCGGAACTGGCACGTTCAGTATTGGTTCTAACAATGGCATTGGAGCTAATACTCCCACAGTTTACATGATGGATGGTGCATTGCCTGATATTGATGATGGCGAAGTATTGAAAATCGCTATGGAAGTGAATGAGCCTGCGAATGCTATCTTTATCTATATCCTTGGAAAGGTGGCGTTGTAATGTTGTCTAATAAGCTTCTGTTGGCTGCTGGTGGCCGCCGTCCAACCAAAACATGGGCAGGTAACGTAATATGCCAACTATCCCAAATGGATCAAAATGACATAACATTTTTCTACGGCTCTTGGTTCTCGCCTTGGATTTCAGGGGGATTCGGCATGCTAGCACCGCCCCTAGAAATAGCAAAGGCAGACACGCAAATAGCAGGTATATCTATAACTGTCGACGCAAATACTATGTTAATGAACCAATGTTACATATGGTTTGACGACTACATAATATCGGCGGGACACGGTATTGAGTTTGAGGCCTTAAATAAAATAACGATCCACAGCACTACAGGGGGCGAACCGTTTACGATATCTGATGTTCAGTCCTGCTGGGATAATACAAATATGTGCTATAACCTTTTCAGCGAAGACTTGGCTAATTGGGGTTATGCGAACCTTACGGCAGAAACATATTTAGAATTCACTTTAGAATTGGAGTGGTACGAATGATACAGAAGGTTATCAAATATAAATACGAAGGAAATACATATGACAGCTTTGCGCAGTTAAAACAGGCGTATCCTTATATCAGCTTTCCGGTCGGAGCAGATGCTGATGTTCTTTCGACTTTAGGGATTGAAAAGGTCGAAAAATACCCACCGCTGGAACGCTGTAAGGAAGTGCTTATTAATGCCGCTAAACTGCGTAGGGATACCGCAGAGGTCGCCCCTGTTGAGTACAAGGGCAATACCTATGACTTTGACACAAAAAGCCGTGACAGGCTAGATATTGCGTTAAAAGCATTGACAGTGCAGGGCGAAGGCGCAACAATCGGTTGGGCAATGGCAGACAACTCAACAGCTATAATTACCGCCGCTGATATTATGGGTGTTTTTGTAACCAGCGCAGTCAGAAGTAATGCGTTGCACGAGCGGTATCGAAAACAAAAAGCAGCAATCGAAAAAGCTGAAAGCGCAGAAGAATTAAATACAATTGAGTTGGAGGATTAGAATGTCTTATTTAAAAGAATTTGGAGAGTTTGTTTTAGGGCTTTATGCGGCCTATGAAATCAAGATTATCATTGTATGCGGGGTTGTCGGTGGTTTAGTAACTAAGGCCGTAGGTGGGTTTGACAAGCAGCTTGTAGGGCTGCTTATTTTTATGCTTATCGACTATGCTACTGGCATGTATGCGGCATGGCACGAGCATGACCTTTGGAGCAAAAAGGCTTTCCGTGGCTTGTTCAAAAAAGCTAGCATTTTAGGTGTAGTGGCCTTTTGCGCTGGTGTAGATGTGATGCTTAAAACAGATATCGCAAGATATGGAGCTATTGCAGGGTTCGGGATCATGGAAGCTATGAGCATTATCGAAAACGCGGATCGTGGCGGCTGGGGTCACCTCTTTCCAACGTGGATTCGTGAAAAACTTGCGGCGATTAAAGACACTAAAAAATTAGTATGAAAATTACAAACGAAGAAGCCATAAAAGAACTAAAGGCCATGCTTAACGCATTAGACCCTCGCTTTCTAACATGGGATAGAGAGAGCAGGAAGTTTGAAGCGTTGAGCATGGCTATTGATTTATTGGAACAGGAGGATAAGGATGATAAAAGAAATTCAATTTCAGCGGAGCAAACAGATGATGTTTGCAATGAACGAACAATACCAGGTGATTGGACAATGGCCGTGCAAAGACGATTTTGTACCCGGCTATAATGCCACAGGTGACCCTAGGGGAAGCTTACCGAATGGAGTATATACTGGTGTGGCCGCAGAAGTAACAAACGGCGCATATGGACCGGCTTATGGTAATTTCTACATTACCACACATGATCCCCGCGCACGTGACGTTCACGGCGGCGGTAGTGGCTTACCCGACCCTTATGCGGACTATCAGGGCTGGATACCGACATATGGCTGTTTGCGAATGCAGAACGCTGACGGTGTAGAGCTAAGTAAAATGATTATTGAGGGCGGTAACAATGTTGTTTTAACCGTTATAAAATAAAAAAATAACATGTTTTAAATATTAAATAAATTATAGTAATCATCTTAAAGGTTTATTTAATTAAAAAACTTGAAAATTTATAATTGCCATGATTTAATAATTAAAAGCAAGAAAAAATTATTATCAAGGGGGCTTTATTATAATGAAAAAAATATTGGCTTTAGGTGTGCTTTTCTCAGTTGGAACTGTATTTTCAGTAGGCTATGCAGCTATTCCTGAAGGAAGTGCTACAGGAACACAGGCAGTTGCAATAGGTGATAACTCAGTAGCAAGCGGAAGGTTTTCAGTTGCTGCTGGTGAAGGAGCAATTGCAAGTGGCGATATGGCAATTGCGGTGGGAAATACTGCAGTTGCAAGCGGATTTTCTTCGCAGGCTATAGGGGAATCAGCCAAAGCGAGCGGTGCAATGTCTGCAGCTTTTGGTTATGGAGCCGAAGCATCAGGTAATTATTCTTTGGCAATGGGAATGAATTCGGAGGCACGAGAGAACCATTCTGTGGCCATAGGCACTAATTCCATTGCCGACAGAGAGAATACGGTTTCTTTTGGCTATGCTGGTGGCGAACGCCAGCTTACTAATATTGCAGCAGGTACAGAAGCAACTGATGCAGTTAATGTTTCACAACTGCGTTTGACTGAAGCAAATTTCAGCGCTGGATTAAGTGAAACAAATCGCAGGATAGATTCGGTGAAAACTGATTCTGACAGAGGCGACGCATTGGGAGCAGCTCTTGCCGCTTTGAACCCAATTGCGTATGATCCATATGAACCAACTCAGATAATGGCAGGGTTGGGCAACTATAAAGGGCATAGCGCGATGGCAATTGGTGTAGCTCATTATACTAATGAAAGAACGATCCTCCACATGGGGGCATCGTCTAACGGTAATGATTTTATGGTAAATGCTGGCGTAACATGGAAGTTTGGCGGGGCTAAGAAAGCGTTGCCGCAACAATATCAAAAGGGGCCTATTAGCAGTGTGTATACAATGCAGGAAGAAATGACAAGTATTAAATCAGAAAATCAGAAATTACGGCAAGAATTAGAATTAATAAAAACGCAATTAGGTATACAAAATAACGTTTAAAATATTTAATGGCGAAAATATTTAGTTCGAAAAAATAAGGCGCGTATCTCAAAAAAATGACAAAAAGCACTTTGCGAAAGCAGAGTGCTTTTTTCTATGGAGGAATAACATGT